AAACTCCCCGGCTTTTCCACGGCCGGGGATAAACAATTAAAACAATAATTTATTTTACATTCAATCTACATAAAAAACAGCCCGTCATTCGCGCGGACTGTTTTTTTCTCCGTTCACCACCAAAAAAGGAAGTAAACGCTTCTTTAGTTTGCCTAATTGCATTATATCATTTACTTTATAATCGGTCAACTAGAATCTCCTGTTTACTTCTGCTCTTACTTTTTCATACGTTGCATTATCCACTCCTAACCATTGCCTGCGGGCGCTGTGTCCGTTTGGCGCATTTGGGTCATTTATAATGCGATCCGCCATTTGACTAATGGACAGCCTGCTTGAACTGTTGCCCACTATCCGCACTAAATCCGGCCTTGCAGTAATATAATATAGATCACCGTTACTGTTTTGCACTCTATATTGCAGGCTACCATTGACGCGGTAAAGATTATCTACAATCCATCCTTCGCCCTTTTTAAAGGTTCCCGTAGGATTAGTCCACCTCTGAGTGTCGTAAAAGTTTACAGACGGCACAATAGCCTCTATACGCTTCCCTTTATCATTTGTGCCTACCCATTCAATGCCTGTAGATGAGCTACTGGACGACTTGCTACTTGCGGACGATCCACTAACCGCGCCATTTTTTAATTCAGTCATGCGGAAGTTCGGACCCGGACATGTAGTGTTACCTACGTCTCGGTGTCCTACAATAGCATTTTTAGATAATCCAAGTTCAGCCATAAGCCAGTTATTTAATTCAATTCCTGCCTGTAACTGTGCATCCGGCATCTTTTGTCTTGTAAAATCGCCCTGGTATCCAATTCCAAGGGATGTCGTATTATATCCTGATGCATGGGCGCCTTGATTCCAGCCACGACCTTCATAGATATTGCCTTTAAAGTCGATCCACCAATTATACCCTATACCCGACCATCCGTTACCGTTCCTGTGGTAATTGTGCACTTGGGTTATTCCCCATGACTGATGAGCCATGTGGTGCTGTACAAGACGTGTTATACGACTCTTGTTTAATCGGGATAGCCTTCCTCTAAAAGCAAGTGCGGCGCCTAGAATTTTGGGTTTTCTAGCCATTACTTACTCACCCCTTCACGCTTCTTGACAAGCTCAAACAACCCTGTACCTGCCAGTCCTGCAAATCCTCCTGCCCACAGTCTCAATACAAGCTCCATATCAGTAAACGGATAAGCGGCCGCACCAATAACTAATCCCACCGCCAGGCTGACAAGTGGGATAAAGTTCTTTCTTATCGGGAATGTTTTCTTAGCCAATTCCACCAATGCTGTTACAATCGGCAATAGTACTGTTGCAAAAATTAATACGTCTTCCATGTTTAGCCTCCTATTAATAAGTTGGCGGCAATCATACCACCTATAATCATTACTGCTAATCCACTACCAAACTTCCAAAAAAAGGACTTCATATTATTGAGTTGATTTTCTGTGTTTGCGTCAAACTTATCATCTAGTTCTTTAATGCTTGATTTTAATTCCGATAAATTCTCCATAATGTGTGTTACGCTTTGCTTTGTGAGTCGGTGATCTGACTTTACTTCGTGCACATCTCCTTCCACATCACTCATCCTTTTCTTCATTTCGCGCATATCCTCTGTTAAATGTTGTACATTTTGTTCAATTAGTTGCACGTTTTGTTCACCCACTTTTAGCCTCCTAAAAAAAAGAGGATACTTGATAAGACCCCCGTGTTGTGTGTAATATTAAACATACCACGCTGATTTAGACCCTACTCAGCGTGGCAGGGGAGTGCGCGCTCCCCGATTTCCCCATAAAAATAACGCCTTATTTGGCGTTTTGTTTTTCTACTATAGACGTTGCGTTAGTTGAGTATGCCTTTTTCCTTCCAGTCATCAAAAATATTCCACCACTGACCTTCATTAACTTTGCTTTTCAAGTCGTCAATCGAGCTTGGTCTTTCTTCTCCGAATATCGATATAAAAGTATTGATCGGCGTACCCATTTCTTTGCCATCAAAGATAAAAGTAAATTCATCCTCATATTCCCACGTTTCCTCATTTAGATAACTATCCTCTGTTACTTCAAAATTATCCCTTATCCATTCTTCCATTTTAAATTACCGCCTTTCTTAATACTTAGTTGAGACCAGTCCTGATAGAGCTACATTTCTATCGTTGCTTGTATTTTGATTTCTAATCCTTATTCTGAATCCGTTTGGAAACACCATGCCACGCATCATTGTAACTACATAATTTCCGTTTTCCTCGTCATATATTTGATTCCTGAAAAAGTCATTCGTGCCTCCGGAATGCCTGTCTAGATTCATTGGAGACGGAGTATAAATACGACCGTTTGAACTAGCTACTCCTATTGTACTTATGGTATCTCCGTTAACATCATAAGGCTCTATATAAATAGATATAGCTGAATAATCAGTACCAATCGCTAAAGATTGAAGTTCACACTCTTTTCCAACTACATCAAATACGGTTTCATATACTCCCAAATCTAAAGTTCCCGTTCGCGATATGCTTATACTTTCGCAGCCTTTTGTAGCCAGTTGATCAACATTACTCCCAGATAGTCGAGTATCTTGTGCACCATTACTTCCCGTGAGTGGCTCAAACTGACCTGTCACGGGATTATAATACTGCGGTATAGGATTCCCTTCTGCATCTCTTAAAATAGATACATCTTGATAGCCCATTTATTTCACCTCACTGAGTAGGTGTTGCTTTGCTTCCTCTTCCAAACGCCCAATAGATTCATCCCTTGCATATTCTTCTGCAGACAGCACCAGGTTTCCATTTACACTGATTGACCTGTCTTGATTACGTGCGGTATAGCTTATCTGTACATTGTCAATTTCGCCTTCTTTGTAACGCGTATTAATGCTGCGGATTTCGAACTTCATTGTCATCCTCCTTTGTATCTTTATCGGTCTGACTGGTAGTTTTATCATTGAGTTTCTTCTCCAATCCTTCCGCATATCTAATCACAGATTCATTAATTGCCCTTTCTCTTGCCAGTTCCAATTCGAGAGTAGCAATTCTCTTTGCCATGTGCTGTTCCACATCTTTAAATTCATATTTTAGCTTTTTTATTATTTCCACCTCCCTATTGCGATATAGCCAAGATATCCACTCCAACCTTCAGAAACTGCAAACCCCCACACTCCGCAACCAGTATTTGTTGCATGACGTAACCCTGACCACTGTACTCCTGATATCCGTTCTGTCGCCGAGCTTACAGAGGGCTTTACTAAAAACGGTTGAGGGAAATCAAAGTCTTTTCTTGCATAATAAACTCCTAACGATGTCGAAGTATCGTAATCTGTTGGATTCGGGTCTGTAAACCAACAAATTTGAATACCGTTTGCATAGCGGATATAGTTTCCATCGGCATTGGAACCTTCTTCTACGACGATGTCAGCAATACCCTCAGGAGTGTGTAAACCTTGTGTAGTAATCCCGTTTTCATCAATAGTTGTATCGGAGATTGTTGCTGTGCTTCCTCCCTGAGCTATATAAACAGGTCTTCCATGAAGAGCGTTTAGTCTAAGACCCATTTCCGCTGATACTTCGCCATACCCATCATTTTCGTTTATTTCTACACGAAAGTTATGGCGGTGATCCTCTCGGTAAACCCGTAATCCGTCACGAGTGATTCCAAAAAAGCCGCCTCCCTCAGTGTAAAATTGTGTGGTTACCTCCGCATACGCCCGAAGAACGCGTGCATGTAAGTCCAAGTAAGTCGTGCTTGCAATGTCCAATTGCCCGTCATTGTGAACTGCTTCAGTGTATAATTCTCGTGCTCGGATGGGCATTCTCTGCGTTCGTTGTATGTTCGTAATTTCAAGCGGAGTATCGGTGTTTATACTATTGTTATCATTGACGTTACCAGATGCGATTCTCATTCTGGTTTGGTACGTGTATCCCCCGGAAGGGTCGTCATCATCTGTTAACCCAAAGCGTAGTTCTCCTTGTTCAATATCTACGACTTCACCTGTATCGAAGTTAGTTTGTTCAATACTGCCGCTACCCATATACGTTCGGACATTATCTCTCCACGTGATAATTTGGCTTCCTTCGATGTTCCCGCTAAAAGTTCCAGTAACACCTTCCAGATGACCTGCAAAAGTAGCATTTTCGCCAAATACATGCCCGTCAAAATTTATTTGATCGGCACTAAAGGTGATTGAATCTATTTCCTGTCTAATAATAGATTGTGCTTCATCAGTTCCTATCTTGCTTTCAATCATCCCCCGTTGTTCGTCTAACGTGAATTCTATAGTCCCTATGCTTTCGTTTATTGGTTCAATCACATCATCTGTGTGTTGGTTTGCTTCGTCTCTAGCGCTGTCCGCTTTCGCTTGGCTTCCTCCTGTTGTTTCGATAACAGCCAAGCCAACGTCAGCATCGATCTTATCCTTGGCATCTTTACCACTGTTAGCATTATCTTTCACGTTTGCAGCAACTTCTCCGGCTACGTTATCGGTATCGGCAGAAGTATTCTGATTTGTAATATCACTTGCAAACTCCCAATCCTCGGCATTGTATTCTTCTTCTTCAGACCGGCTCACAACAGCATTGTATATTTTAATGACTTCCCCGACATCTTGAATCCACAAATCACCTGCATCATACGGGCTATATGGAGTTTCTAAAAAAGTTCTGCGTTTGCTGTCTGCTGTGTCTTGTGCGCGCGATGCTTCGTCCAATGCATTTACGATATCGCCGTCCTGTATTCTTTCCCAAGTATAAGAGTACATTTCTACAGGTTGGGATGATTGAATAAACACGGAGTATTCATATTCACGTGTAAACCGATATGCATATCCAGTAGACCTATCGAAAAACAAATCACCTTCATGCCTGCGTTTTTCCTGTTCTGTTGTCCAGTTGGCAGCAGGCTCATTATTCAAAGTAGGCGTATGCTCGTAAAAATGAGACTGTATTTGACCGTCAATTTGATCCTGCATATTTCCGATGGCTTCGACATATTCTTCTCTTTGCTCGTCTGTATACCGCTTTGATTCTTCCAGTATTTCTTTTCCTTGTTCGACTCTTCTTTCTTCTTCATGTGACAAACCTTCGTCTGTATAGCGATTGGCTTCCCTCATACGTTCAACAGCAATTCGGGCAGGAAGTTCTTGCTTTTCTATGCCTTCAAGCTCATTAAATTTATCCCTAATCTTAGTAATGAGAGTTGGCTGCGCTTCTCCAAAAGTAGCTTCAAGGATGAAACCACCCGGTTCATGGATTTCTGTAAACTCGGTTATAGGTGCGTTCATGGTGATGTTCCACGTCTTATTAAAAACTTCTACCAAGTCACCAAGTCTAAAATCCGCCTCGTATTCAAACGGTGTAGACATAGCAAAGTCGTTCGAGTGATTAATAGATGGAGTCAGTATTTGAGCCTCAAGGTAAAAGGTGGAACTGTGTTCACGTAATTTTTGTTCCCCTCGTTCGTACATTCGCTTCTCGATTTCTTCTTCTGTAAGTTCTTCTTCCTCGGATTCTGAACCAATATCCCTAGCATCGACAAACATTTCGCGCCTTGTTTGGCCTTCGCTATTATCAACAATTACTATTTTTCTGTCTGCCCCTTCACCAGGGCCGCCTACTACAGCAACGTTTCTAAAGTCTAAATCGCTATCTACGAATTGTTGAGTTTTAACAGTTGAAAATCCAGGACTAAAAAAAACAGGCTGCAAACCTGCTTCGTTACCTTCTGTGACATCTCTTGGCTCAACTACATCAAATACCCATTTTTTATTTTCCATGTCGGCATATATAAACCAACCTAAATTTCCTGATTTACTAATTTCAGTTAGTTCTTCAGCTACGTTTTTATAACGACTTTCCCACTCAACATGCCCTCCGCGGTTTCTGTCTGGCGCAATCTCAATTCGAGTATCTGCAGGAAAACCCAACAAAGGATTAATATAATTATTTTCAACATAATACTTCATGACGGTTTCAGCACTTCCGCTTTTACGGTCGTGTGATTGGCCTTCAGGCGGGAAGGTGATCCTTTCATCAAGCACACCCTCAAGAGTCACACCAGTAATGCGCCAGTTTTCACTTGCTTTGCCGTTTTGGTCAAGCGCAATCTCTCTATGCCGGATTATCATTGCTTTGTCTTTTCGTTTATCCAGTACAATGAGATTGCCTTTTACAAAGTAATCGGCGCCTTCAACGTACTGGTTAATGTGTAGCTCAAATTCCCCGACTTCATAAAAGCGCGGATTAAATTGCAAAGATAAATAATTATCCGTTTCTGTGAGCATATTTAATTTTTCGTCATATACTCTAATTGGTTTCATCGCCATCTTCCTTTAGCATGATAGCCAAGATACCCGGCACCATCCTCAGCAGTTGAAAAAATATAGACCTCGCAAGTACTGTTTGTAGCGCCTCTTAAACCTGCCCATTGGGTATTAGCACTACGTCTTGATAAGGGGGTAACAACTGGCCGTTCTATGAAAGGACGCGGGAAATTAAATGTTTTATAATCCCAATACGTACCTCCTGTGGCTGATGTTCTGACTTGTGTTACGATTGGATCCTCAAACCAGCATTCCATGTCGCCGTTTGTATATTGCACAAAGCTTCCATTGTCATCGGTTCCCTGGTCAAACATTAACCTTTCTTCTTGCCAATTTCCCCATCTGCCAAGATCAATAGAATTAGAAGCTCGTTTAAAAACACCGTGAATTACATAATCGTTAGCATAGGCTGAATCAAATAAAGTAATAGTCTGTACACCAGTGTTATTACGATTGGATTGAGTTTCCACATACGCCCTTAATTGATTCATATTTCGATTATAAGTTTCCGGTGTGATATTTAAAGTATCCAGCCATTCTTGAAATATCTCCGGATGAGAGCTACCACTCATATAAAAAGATGAAAGCCCTTGGCCTAATTCCCAAGCTCCCGCATCTGGTCTTTTAACATCAACAGAAGTAATCTGATCTGCAACTACACTTGCAATATTTACCCGGCCGCAAACTTCCGGATTCCCTCGTTCATCTGTGATTTGCGAATCATCAATAAATGATTTCCCTGCTTCAACCTTTACTTGTGCCAAAGACAATTCATATACCGTATCGTTTCTTGTTAGAGCAGGTGGTTCCGGATCACTGCCTGCTGTACCCTGCTTAACAAATGCCTGGATTGCCCTAACGTCAATATCACGATCAAGTCTCAATACCACACGATCTATTCTATCCTGCGTGGCATCAGCGCCTGCGTGTGTTAGTGTGAGACTTGATGTGTTTGTGTATTCATGACCTTCTATAAATGCGCTGCCAGGTGCTACAACCGTATTCATGGTGTTTTCTGCAGACACTGCCAGCCCCTCGAAAAAGCCATTACCTAAAAAGTTACTGAAAAACTGGGCAAAATCATTCGCCTGGTATGTTCGTTCATCACCTTCAACTGAGTTAAAAAACCGTGATAGTTCTGCCATGATTCATTCACCCCTCAATCCACTCATCCTCATTGTTTTTATATTCGTAAAATGTTTTCTTAGCTTCTTCGACCTGACTCTGGACAGGTTCATCCGGCAGTCCATCAAATTGATGCTCTCCTCCGTCTTCAAGATTCAACCACTTCTTCTCGTTAGCGCTATCCACTAATACGGTTACTCCTAAAACATTCATCGATAATCCTTCTCGACTGCAATTTTGTATTACCTGCATATCTCCGTGTCTTTCTTTAGCGATCTCTAGTTTGTCAATCAGTTCTGAAACCCTCAAAATACCCACTCCATTCCCAAATAAAAAAAGCACCTCGCATTGAAATGCCTTTAACTTTCGTTATTACATTCTTCGCAAGAAATATGAACAGAACTGAAATCAGCTCCCGTTATAAAAACTTCTTTACTTCCGCATTTATTACAAGTGATAGTAAAACCTTTTTTATCCTCTTTGACAGATGTAGCAGTTATTTCTTCTAAATGGCCTGCGAAAGTAGCGTTCTTGCCAAATAGATGACCATCAAAATTAATTCGGTTTCCCATTAAATCACTCCTTTAAATTCCGACATACTGACTATGCCATCCAATAGCCGCAATAGCTTCCGCGATCCCTTCATCAGCCGTATACCTTAATTCATTCTCTCCAACTTCTAGCTGCCAAAAGTCAGCGTTGTGGTCGAAGTAACCCATCGCTTTTACTATTTGATTTGAACGGTGTATTTCAACTCTTTTGGCTTGTGGGTTAGTATCAATGTAAAGCACTTCATCCGGTCCAATCGCCGTATTAATTTGAATGAATTCTCCAGTTGTCCTGTTCTCGATTATCGGGCGCCTGACCGGACCTTGTATTGTGATTATTACAGGCGTTGATGTATCACCTTCGTTGTTTATAATAGTCTTGTCACCCTCAATTCCGAATTGGACAGGGAAGGTAAACGGAAATGTGAACTTTCCTTCATACGCTCGCA